TTTATACAACTTTTTAGCATAAAAAAAGGGATGACGTTAACGCCACCCCTTAAAACTTAGACTGGATAGGAACTAGTCAGCGTTAGCTAACTTCTGAAAATAAGACATAGCGTCATCATCTCCAGCATCGTCTGCTGCATCAGCGGTTGCAGGTGCAACCGTCTTAGGAGCAACAGGTTCCGCTACTGTATCCAACGCGACCTCTTCTTTCACGGTGCGTGGTGCAGTCTCACCCAGAACTTCAAACAACTTGGTTTGGAGTTCGTCATAAGTTTTATAGTTTGCAGGATCATTATAATAGTTGATATCATAAATCTGGTTCATCACTGCCTGAAGTTGAACCTCATCACCTTCTGCTAATGCAGTTGATGCTTTAAACTCTGACTTATCGTAGTTACGATAACCATCAAGTTGACGAATCTTCAGTTGAAAGTCTGCACCCGCCCAAAGATCAAATGGGTCGCAGGGAGTTTCGCCTGGAAATTGTGGTTGCATCAGGTCTTGAATCTTATCAAAGATTTTCTTACCGAACTGATAAAGGAAAACTTTACCTTCATTGTGAGGTGCAGATGGGTCGCTAACAACTTGGATGTTAACAACGTAGTGCAACCTACGCTTTTGCTTACGGACTGTGGCGCGGTCATCTTCGTTACCAGAGTTCCACAACTTAGCGTTGTATTCACCTAGTGGGTCTGCTTGACCCAGTGAAGTCAGAGACCTCTCAATGTACCACTTACCAGTATCGCCTTTGAAACCGTGATCCCAATAACGAACCCAAGGCACATCGCCTTCTGCTGGTAGGAATCGAATTACTGCGTAACCGTTTCCTGCTTTATCTACTGTAGGTTTCCAGATGTGGGAAGTATCTTCTTTCTCGAATTTACTACCACCTGCTGATTCTTTTGCTGCCTCAACGAGTGCTGAGATGTCTGTTCGTCTTGATTTAAGTTTGGAAATATCCATTCTTTTTGCCCTTCTATTATTAACTGAAATATGTTTTACTACACACGATTAGGATGTGGTTCCCTAATCGCTTACTACACCCGATTGATTCCTCAACCTTACATACTATTATAAGCATTTGGACTGAGATGTCAAGGGTTTCCTTCATCATATAAAAAAGACTCACCTTTAAAATCCAAAGGCAAGTCTGCAATACTATCTATTTCTTACCATCAGACACGAACGTGTTTATGCTCTGTGCCATATCCCTAATCTCCGAAAAGGTTGGATATGATGTGGGTTCTGGATAATCAGGATTCTGTCCCGCTTCTACTTCAAAGGAGTACTGATTAATTGCACTTTCTCTACCAGCATGGTATTGGTCAGTGAGTATATCCTTTGCTTGGTTGAAAATATCAAACCTAAGTTCGAACGGGGTTTTGTGTGATGTAGACATAAATGTCTCCTTGTGTGTGTGTGATAAACTTGCCCTTGAGTATTCAAAGGCAAGGTGTTCGATAATATATTAGAGATTGAGAGTAGCAGTAGCGACTACGGCATTTTCTGCCCAGTCAAGTCCACCAATATCATTCTTGCTCAAATCGGTTCCAACATAAGCAACTTCTACATCTAACTTTTCTAGCAAAGTTACAGTGCCAGATACTTGGAAGTTGAAATACTTATCATCGCCATTAGCGAAAGTAGCAGTATCTAAGAAAGTTTCACCAACTTGTGCGCCAAGAGTTACAAATCCAACTTTATGATTGTATCCAGCAAAAACATATGTTGCCTTTCCACTTTCACCATAACCATCGTCTGTCCAGTTAACGCCAACTTCAACGCCTTTCCAATCAGCAGCGGCATATACTTCACCGTAGTCATTGTTGTCGTTGCTACCATCATTAGGATAGGTGTAGTAGATGTAACCTACATCAACCGCAACATCGGATACTGAAAATGTGTATCCAGCACTATAGTCAAGTTCAAGAGTTGCTTCATCGTTACCGACAGAATTAAAGTCGATTGAAGAACCCCAAACACCAGCATGAAAACCTGATGTGTGATTAAGGTTGATAGAACCTTGCATTGCAACATCATCGTTAGATTGACTGATACCACGGAAACGATAGTCGGATGTAACGGCAAGAGAACCGTCTAGTGACAGGTCTTCAACGAAAGTATTGGCGATGGCATTGCCAGCGAATAATGAGGCAGCGACTGCTCCACAGATTAAAGTTTTGTTCATAATAATTCCTTATAATATTAAATAATTAAAAATCCAGATTAACTGGGCGTATTTTTACTTATGCCCAGTCTATTCCAAATTTTTGGTTTAATGACGGTGATAATACCGTCAAATTTATTCGTCAATTGGTAACTCATTTGACTTAGGGAAGTAGTTTAGGTTCATAGCTTCCACTTCTAATTTTTCTTTGATAATGACCGAAATATATTTTTTACAGTCTTCAACTTCTATGGAGTGTACCTCACATAAGTGGATGATAGCATCCATATGTGAGAGGTTGCCCTTACGAACTACACCTTCAATAAGTTTAGTGAATTTTGCCTTTGTCATAAACTCCACAGAGTCGAGAGGAAGAGCAGATTCATTCTTCACTAATATCTTCCCCTTCATCGGGTTCTTGTTGACTCATATCCACCACTTCTACACTTTCGGTTTCTGTTTGAGGCGCATTACTTACCCGCACACTTTCCTTTATAGCATCAATCAATTGTGAAACTTCCCCGTAAGGTTTGGCAAGTAGATAATCAACAAGTGCGTTAAATACCGACTCCGGTATTACTGCTACTTTTTCCACACTTCTTTCTTCGTTATTGCTCATTTAAATTACTCCTTTATATTCATTTCTTTTGTCCACTCCATCCCAATATCAGGATAGAAAGTTCCAATGTCTCTTACGACATTTCCGTCTGCATCATATGCAAGTGCTAGACTTACTGTGCCTGTTGTACTCTCCATCAGTTTTCCGTATCGGTGGTCTAACCAGATACCATCCTTGATGTAGATTTTAAGATTTTTAACATACGCTTCAGTGACTTGAAACTCTTGCCTTTGCTTAGACTCTTTAGAATCCTTCTGCGACTTTAGACCAGAGAGAAGCTCTGTGTTGTATTTCAACCACTCTTTAACTTTGACATAACTCACTGGGTGTTCATCAGGAAGAGCAAGCACATCAGGATGCACACTGCTGTTCTTTGCTGGTGCGCGTTTTGACCTTGCCACTGCAAGACGTTCACTCGCTGCTACTCTCTGCTCTGGTGTCATAGGTTTACGCTTTCGCTTTGTCACCTTGACAACATTTGAACCTAGTTCTTCGTGTAAAGCACGTTTCTTAGCATCACGTTTGTTAGCGCGTTTCTGTGCTGGTGTAAGTAGATGTTCCATCTCAAATTTGCTCATTATATTTCTTTTACCAGTCCGTTATACGATTCCATCGTGGACATTTTAAATGTCCTCCAACCAGACTGGTCTACATCCCAAACCAAAATATTGTCCTTTTCTTTAGGATCATTAGGTAAAGAGTGTTTCCGATGTTCTTCAGGTACTGCTCTGCTGACTAGAGTTGCGTTCATTTCTCTTATAGACCCGTCATTCTTTATAAAAGATAAATTTACGACTCCCTTATATAGATGTTTAAATATTGTTTTACGGGTTGGTCTGTGTCCTTCTTTCATTGGCATAACTATTTTCCTTAAACATCGGAGTGTTTCCCCGACTCACTTATACTATTATAAGCATTCGGAATGAAAAGTCAAGTCTTTTTCTTGGGGCAGGAAACCATCACTTTGACGTTTTTAGGAAGGTTTATTTTGCAATTAGGATGACTATGGTAAAGATAAAAGGTTATCTTAGGGAACTCTTTAAAAATTCCATTCCATATCGGTCGCCAGTTATCAAGCAACTTGTAGTTGTTAGAAGGTTCCCTATCGCTTGATAGAACAACGTCTGTATATGAACGCATATTAGTATCAAACAAAGAATCGAAACCATACATATGAATTTCGTCAGGTTGATGCCGAACAGCAGAATAGTGAGCGGCAAGATGACCGCAGTTAAAGTTAGTTGCTGCAAGATTGGGGTCGCCCAAGTCACAGTATGACGGAACGTGTGTGTAAAACTCGCGGATATGGTGTGCATGTTTTATGTAGAATGAAGAGTGTGAGTCCATCCAAATTTTAGGTCTGTTTGCCAGAACCCATTGATACGTATCAAGGTTTACCGAACCCTCTGTAAGTGCTGCCATCATTTTAAAGTCGCCTATACATGCAGCATAAACATTCCTGACTTCAAACGGTGGAAGATTACAAACGATAAGTTTTCCTTCTCTATCCATGCGGATTGATTGAGGCATAAGTTGTGCGCTATCACCATTACCAAGGATGTGAATTTTTTTCATAAGTTTTTCATCTGCCTTCTAATCTCATCTTTGCCCTTTTCACCTGTCCAATGCATTATTACTGGATTGCTTGGAACGTTATTATCTATATGATCTATTCTAAGGACATTAAACCTATGAGGCGCATCTGCAATCATCATCATCTTACGCATATAGTCACCCCCTATCATAGCATGCATCACTTCTTGGTCTCCACGATGTTCTTTCTTATCAGCGACAGACATCCACTGACGCAAGGTTGGTGGTCTCCCTTCAAAGGCAACGACTCCGGTATTATGCCAGTCACCATTTTCTGGTCTACGCTTACTCCAAGGGTGGTCCTTAACCATTGTCAGTTTATTGTGGACAACGTAGTTGAATATCCCTACAGGGTCTGACATTACTTGGCAGTCTGTGTCCAACCAGCAGACTCTATTAAACTCTTGATGTGCTGCTTCTAACATCGCCTCTATCTTTGAGAACCAACCGTTTGCTTTACAAGTAATAATGCGATGGGCAAAGGATGACACACTTGTAAGCATCTCCTCAGTCATACCAAAGTCGGCAATGATTAGTGGGACTTTGGTATACTTAGAATAGTTATTAATAAACCAAGGCAGTTGCCATTCAGTATTTTTATCACATCCTGTTAAGAAACATTCGCTCATAGTAGTCTGTAACTCTCTCCGTAGTTATGCTTCGCTCCGCAACCTTCCACTCTCTGTATGGTGCTGAAACTATCTCTTGCCTCAACTGGCCATGGATAGTACTCTTCAATGAAGTCAAAGTTTCTATTAGATAAAAATATGTCTGTTGGTTGTGCATACTCTTTTGACTTTGCCAACAGTTTGACAGCAGCATTTGGTTTCACGATGTATGCGTGTGCGCCTGGAAGATACTGCTTTGAGACCAGCGTATTAACACCCAAGGTCTTTGGAGTAATGAACTTGCCGTAACTGGGTGCGCCTAAAGATAGAACTCCCTTGAAGTTTAAAAACTCTGGGAGGAAATCTGTGAAGACTGCATCGTGTTCTAAGACAAGGACATCCTCGTTATTTTTTACAGACCAGTGCCAGAGTCTTTGATGCGACAGGAATGCTGAAAGACAGTTCTCAAAACGAGAATACTTTTCAACAAATCCTTTAGGGTCAATGCCCAGTTCTTTGGCAATAGTGAGCGGGGCGTGTTCCGGTGTAAAGGCAAATGATTTCTCTACCTTCACCCCATATTTCTCACCCGACTTGATACATCGCAATGCACATTTTTCAGACTCAATCATTCCTTCTATTGTTATGACAAATGCTTTCATAGTTTAGTAGTTGTTGATACTCCTGCCTGAACATTAGTGTAGTATGGATAGACAACGCGCAACCAAGGGAATAACTGTCGGCACATTATTGCATCGTTTGGCCACATGCCCACTTCGAGAATTTTGTTAAGAAGTTCTTTAGCGGCATGAGGTCTTATTATATAGGCACTGTTTCCAGCGATGCCCATAGGAAGTGGAGGTTCACTATCGTCATCAATCTTTGGAACCTTATGTATTCCGTTAGAACCGGAAACCATAGAATGAAACTTATTCCCTTTGCGAGTGTTTCCGCGAGGGTCGTTGAGTCCAATGACTCCACACTGCTCATCAGCGTAATCGTCAGGATTAAACTTACGAGTAAACTTTGCATCATGTTCAAGGACAACAATCGGTTCGTCAAGGTCTACACATTTCTTCCACAGACTGAAATGACTCAGGGCGCATGCCTTAACTCTGTTTTGGTCAAGTGCGGGATACTGCTTTTGATGCAGACCTGTACGAAAGCAGACAGATGTTTCGCCATCTGTAGTTGGCCAAGACCATCGGACACTTTTACCAAAGACTTCAAACATAGCATCAATAATAGAAGTGCCACCTTGATCTCCTTTCGGAACAACTGCTTCGAATCGTTCTAGGGAGAGTTTGGTTGATGTTGACCGAATACTTGCCTCCAGACTTTCAACCATTCTAACAGAGTCTGGGTTAGAAGACATTCTTATTACAAATCCCTTCACCTCTTTTGTCCTATGAATACATGGTCTTTCCATCTTGCGGAACGCTCTTCCCAGTTTCCATTATCAATCCAGTCAGCGATGACTCGCAGTCCAGATTCTTCTGCGATTGCTTTAAACGAATCGGGATAGTATCGCCAGCAGTCTATCACATCGTGAACCTTACCTGCTGATGGAGCAATCAAAATCATGTAGTGTCCTTTCTTCAGGACTCGCGTCAACTCAGCAGCAGACCTAAAAGGATTTTTAATATGCTCAAATGTCTGACCAGATACAACAAGGTCTATCGAGTTATCAGGAAGGTCTATCTGATAAGGGTGTGACATAAGGTGCGTGACATTAGGTGCTGTCTCAATATCTGCAATGTAATAGTTCTTACAGATGTCGGAGAAGACTGTCTTGTATGAACGGTCACGGTCTACTTTAATATCTCGTCCACCTAAGTCTAGGATGGTGAGGTCTGTTCCCAAGTTATGCTCGATCTTCGCTCTTGCGAGTTGCATGTTATGATATGATGATGGGTGCATTATGTCCTCTCAATACTAAATTGTGATGTTGAACCTTCTTGTCGAATGACGAGACTGTGGGTTGCTGCAAAATCATTCACTGCCTTCGTCACGCCCACCTTCCCATGCTTCTGGAATGGCCAAGCAAAATCGTCTCCAAGAATAAGTCCACCTTTTTTAACTACCTTCAAAGCGTTATTCAAGTCTCTTAGACAACCTTCGAAGGAATGGTCACCGTCAATGTAAATCCAGTCTAGTTTTCCTTTAAAGGTTTCAAACCATTCGTCAGATGTTTGACGATGGATTTTAACTTGGGGTGATTTGGAGAATCTCTTCACAACTTGATTATAAGTCTTCTCATAGTATGCTTTAAAGTGTTCCTCTGTACTTCCACCAGTAAGTTTCGAATATCGCTCAAGGTAGTTTTCATAACTTCCATGCTCACCGATACTACTCTGGTATGGTTCTACCGACCAAGAATCAACGAGGTGTAATTCTTTAACCCCGCGCTTTAGAAACTCTGCGGATGTGTTTGCTTTCCAAACTCCAATCTCAGCACCAACTGTTCCTTTGCTCACAAGGTACATGATATCCTTCGAGTCTTTGTTAAAATCCGATCCCATCATTGTCTTTGTCTCCAATAATTTTTCTTTGCGCCAGAATCAAAATCATAACCGAACATATCAATGTCTGCCTTGTACCAATCTGCAACTATCTGAATAGTCTTGTCTGTGTAAACATCCATGTATGACCCTTCATTTAATGCTGTCACATTCCTTGCGCGTGACATCTGTGAGACATTGAAATACGCACATAGGTCTGCGTTCAAATTTTCAAATCGCATCATGTCGCACATAAGATTTCCGTTTATGTCTGAGACATGGTCAGCCGCTGGGAACCAACCACGAATCGCACGATGCCACATGTAGTCTTTGCCACCCCAGATAAAACGCTCTTCTAAAAAGTGTTCAAAGGAATCTATGTTGTGCTTGCCAACGGGTTCTTTCTTCTCCACTTCAATAACTTTCTTTGCAAAGAAGTATCGACTGACAACTCTGTCCCAAGGATTACGCGCAACTGCGAATGGGCGATAGAGACTTCGTGCAGGATAACTAATGTCCCTCCAACGCGCATGCTCATTTCCGTGATGATCCCCATTACGCTTCATGACTTCGTGAAGTCCTTGAGTGTATTTTTTAGAGATGTGATTGTCTGGTGATGCCACTATGAGGTAAGGTGCAAGTACAGGACTTTTTCGTATTGTCATCCCACAGCATTTTGGGATATGAATGAACAGTCTCTTTTGGTTTTCAAATATCATAATAGTCTTCTCTGGTTTTCAAGCGATAGTTGATGCAACCTCTGCTCACGGACATTGACTCTGCCGCGAACTTTACCGAGTCATAGACAACTCCTTCGCAAGATATTTTTCTGCCAAGAAGTTTTCTCCTTGCCAACTTGAACTCTTCTGTGTGTTGCTTCCCATAGAAGGGGTTGCGCTTTCCTGTTGGCGGGTTCTCTTTTAGATATGCTTTCCTTGACTCACTTATTTTCTTCTTCGTCCCTTCATTCCAGAAGAAGTTCCCACTTCTTTCTGTGGTAAAGTTGTGCGCTTGAAGGTTCTTGACGCAGTCATTCTCTATTGCCCACTCACTCAGTCTCTCGCGGTGCTGTGGAGTCCTTTGATAGTTTCCAGAGGCGACACCAGAACTTTGGTTTAGATAGTCTTCGCGGGAGCAGACCTTGAGTCGCCTCAACACTTTATGTTCCCAAAGTATTGCTTGACTTTTCATTCTAAACTTTTTGCGAACTTCCACGATGTCAGGTTCTCCCAACTCTGCGCGGAGTGCCGCGACAGGTGCTGAAGAAGTAAAATAAGTTTTCCAGAGGTCGGTCGGTTGGCATCCCTCGGCATACTTGACACCGTAATAAGACTTGCCGACTTTCGTCCAGTGAAGGAAGTAAGTAAAAGGTTCTGTAAGCATCACTCTATTATCCACATCTGGAATGAGAAGTCAACCACTACTTTCTCTTCGCCTCATAGATTACACTGTCCCTAGACTTCTTCTGTTGCATTGCCTTGGTAGTTATTACTTCCAGACCTAACCCCTCAAGGAAGGCAACCATCTCGCCCCTATCGACTTGTAAGGGGTCTGTCGCGTCCGATACCGTGTGGTTTGCCTGATAGGTGTAGTCGATGTAGAGTCTGCCATTCTCTGACAGTTGATCTCTCCAAGTGATAATAGTTTCTTCTGGAGACATAGAGTGGTCAAAGGCATTGCTGTAAACGATATCCCAGTAACCTTCCCATTCAACTTTACTATGGGTAAAGTCCCACTGGGTTGTTAGCGGAAAGGAACTTGCTGTGTCTGATATTTCTGTACCAAGAACTTCAGCATCAGGAAAGGACTCCAGAAACATTTTCTGCTCTGCACCATTGCGCGTCCCGTGACAGAGAACAGTTTTAGCATCACCCTTCATCTGTGCTATGGTCTTGACAACTTTGGCATCCACATAGACATTATCTATTTTTCTTTTATTGCCTTCTGTCTGTGCTTCAACGTAGTGGTCGTAGTCATTGTACTTAAATATTTTCATTCGCCTATTTCCTTCATTAGTGTTTTCACATCTTCGCCTTTGTTGGGAAGTTTGTCCTTTAGGAAAAAATGAATGAAATGTGCTTCAGATATTTTTTCGTCTTTAACGCCTTTGTACAGCGCGTTGTATTTCCAATCTATGTCTTGCACTTTCATGCCAGACTTCTTGACCCACCAGTTTAATAGTGTCTGGTCTGTTGACCACTTCCAGTGACCATCTCCGTCAATGAATCTTTTGAACTCAACTCGGTTTAGAAACTGGCGAGAGTCTTGACCTTTAAAAAACGGGACAATAGATTTGTTCATCACAATCATCCCCATATTATAAAACTTCGCGCCCCAACCATTCCACTCCCAATCGACATCTTTGAGAGACTGGTATTGCATATGAGAATAGTTGTGAATCTTTTTTGCATATTCTGTTGTGATGGGCATATCTCTTTCAACGCATGCCCCAAAGGAACAGTCATCAGAAAGTTGGTCAAAGATATTTGGAGCATTCGGACGGATGTAAATGTCGGCATCGATGATTGCTATTTGATCATAGCGATCAAAGTAATCGAATGCTCTTTCCTTTTCATAGATAGGCAGAAACCCACCATGCTTAGTGTAGGATTCTTTACTACGATTGGTCGCGAAAATGTCTGGGCAAATACGCAACACTGGTTTGCGTAATACTATGTGGTCTATCTTATGAATTTTACAGTATGCTTTTACAGATTCAATGCAGTGTTCATAAAGGGTAGACTGCTGACCAACAGCAACCTGAAATATCATTCGTTTCATTACGATTCCTAATCAATAATTTTCATCATCTCTATTATATATATCGCTACTACTTACTCACCATCTCCGTGTGAGCGGGTGTACAGTCCAAACCATGCAGCACCTGCGCCTACAACTGTACTTATAAGCCCTGCTTGGGCAAGGTCTGGTTGTTCAAGTGACATAAACCACATTGTAGAATAGTACAGTAGCACCATGTAAACAGTAATGAATGCGCGAGGAAATAGTCTCCATGCGTCTATGGTTTTTGCTGCGTGTATCCACTTCTGCCAAGGGTTGACAGAGTGTTCGCTTTTTAGTTCACGGATTTCATCTTTGAGTTGCGAGTTTTCATGTAGGATTGCCATGAACCTATCAAGGTCAACCTCTACTTCGTTGCGGTCAAAGTCTCCGCGAAATTTCTCATCATTATTCACTGAAGTTTTCCATTCGTGTCATTAATCTTTCTGAACGATTGCCCACTTGTCCATACCACGCACTATCTCGTCCTTCTTTTGCTGCGGTAACCCAATCTTTATTTTGCATAGCAGCAGTCATCTTCTTAAACTTTCCGAGGCGAGTGCGTCCCATATTAAAACACATGTTAACAAGGATTTCTTGAATCTCATCAGGGAATCCGTCCCAATAGCAACCGTATAGTTTTGAGCATTCGCTGATGTGCAAGTCAAGGTCGAACTCGAACACCTCATGAACTCGATCTTCGTCTATAGTAGTTCCTAATGCTGCTCTATATTCGGGGTCACTTGAAAGGACAAGATGCCCAACACCAAATGTAAGATACCCTAAAGAGTCTTCGTATGTCTTGTATACAACACCTTCGTCAATCTTTAGTTGTTCGTATACTGATTTTCTACTAGCAGGACTCATTATACTATTCCTTTGCTTAATGCAACTTACTTTCTTGCATCATTTCTTTTGTCATGATGTAGTCACGCACAAAGTCTGACCGAACAATGTCTTGCCAACCGAACTCTATGGTGCTAAAGTTTTTCATCACTTCCAATATTTTTAGAAACTCTTGGAGTCCGTTTTTATCTGCGTTCTTCACAAAGTCTGACTGATAGTAATCACCACAAAGGATGATGCGAGAGTCAACACCAAGTCTTGTGATTACCGAGTCAAGTTCGTGGAAGGTTAGGTTCTGCATCTCATCAACAACTATGATTGAGTTGTCAAAAGTCTGTCCACGAATAAAAGATGTAGAGTGAAAGTTTATTACTTCCTGTTCTATCAATTGGTGGTATGCGCCCTTAAATGTAAACAGGTCTTCGCATAGAGAAATGTATGGAGTCACGAATGGAAGTAACTTTTCTTCTGCTGTGCCTGGAAGAAACCCCATCTCTCTTGTTGGAACAATAGAGCGAATAAGATGTATATTTTCCCAAGGCGTACCTTTATCAAGAACATCCTGTAAGGCAAGATACAAAGCAGTAAATGTTTTACCTGTTCCTGCACTGCCATTTAAAACTAAATGATCACCATCTGCCCACGATTCTCTGGCAATGGTTTGATTGTCTGTTAGAGCGTGTATGACTTTAAGATCATCTATCCTAATCTTTTTTGGTGCGGAAGAGGTGACTTGTCTTTGTTTCTTTTGCTGACTCATGTGTTGACCGTGTTTCCTCTGCCAGAACCTTTCTTAATTCTTTTAATTAAATCTTTATAATCACCAGAAGTCTTATTTAATATGCTTCCAGTATGTGTAACAATGGTGGCAGTAGACTTATGTACTTGAATGAACCTACCACTATCAATCTTTTCTTGAAGAGAAGAATAAGAACATATTATTTCTGTATCTTCTCCAGTCTTTAAATCTCGTACTTCATAGGTAGGCATTATAAGTCCTTATTCATAGGTTGTCTTTTATATAGTATTAGTGGGGGGCAATGTACAATCTTTATTATAAGCATTTAGAATGAGAAGTCAAGAAAAATATTATTTATTTTATATAACGACACTCCACCATTACAGTGGAGTGCGAGATATAATCACCTCCTTAAATACTTTGACTAGAGTTTGCAAGATCAGAGATGTAAGTATCAAGATACTCTCTCTTCCTCTCTACCTTAAATGCTAGTTGTGTCTTTCCTTTTTTGTTTAGTTTATGAATGTAGTGCGATAATTCTACACTATCTTTTCTTAGACGTTCTAACTGGTGTGTTGTTACCATAGGCAAACTCCGTTAAAGGTTATTTAAGAAATCATAATATTTTACATAACAAGTCCAGGTACTGCCTCCTCAATCAATGCTTTTTTAATCGCAGGGTGTGGACATTTCTTGGAAATCATATCTGTTAGTAAAAGTGCATCTTGTGGGTGAACCGACTCAAGCATACCGATGAACATAGACTCTCGTTTTACTGGAGTCAAATCTTCTCCACGACCACCAGTAATAAGGTATGCAAGTTTTGTATTTTGCCTTGCCCAAGTAGATGGTTGTGCGCCTTCGGGATTTGGAGTATATGGAGGTGCGCCTTTAGGAAGAAGGAATTGTATACGGTCATCAAACGTGCATCGTAGATAGTCACAAAATGCAGACATCCTCGCGTAGTGCTTTATCATATCGATTCGTGTTTTTTTATTCTTCGCTGCCTGAATATCTTCAAGCATTTCGAACAACTCCACTCTGCGAGTTGCCCCTGTTTGTTTCTCAGTTATCATTGTCTTACCTCAATATTATTTAGTCACGCAAGTTTTTAGGTGCTTGCGGTGTATCTTACAATTCAAAATGCCGTTATAATAATCATCTCTTATTAAAACATCCCTATCCAATTGTTCTTTAATCTCCATGTAAGATAAATCGCCTTTGGATTTTCCAAAATGAAGTATCTCTCTGTGGAAATGGTTCTCTGTGACACCCTCAGTTACCTTCTGCTTGATGGTCTCATTACTACCATAGTAAGTACGCCAGTCACTTTCCACGATTGACCTGACGCGCCTCTTGCGCTTCTGAGTGATGGGTAGAGTTTTTGGTTTATGAAAATATTTCTTACCGACATACTTCATTCCCGTATCTTTCTCAGTAATGACATAGACAAAACCCTGATATTCCTTTGGTTCGTCTTCGTAGAGTGGGTCATAGACCTTACCCTTATAGTGCCATGTCATTATTACTTAGCCTCAACAGGACTTCCACACATTGGACAAAATGCTGGTTCTTCATTATTGGGTTCGCTTACTAAAACCTCAACTTCTGTTTCACAAACTTCGCACTCCACCTCATATACAGATTTTACCATTTATGCTGCGCCCCAAACGTTCTTCCAGTCACCACTCAATGCTCCGCGAGCATAGTCAGTGCTTTTATTCTCAAAGAAGTTTGTGTGGATTGGTGCATTAATCATTTCTTCAACCCAGAGCAATGGGTTCTTCTTGACTTTAAAAATCCCCTTCATACCAAGACTAATCAATCGTCTGTCGGCAATGTAACGGATGTATTCTTTAACTTGCTCTGGTGTTAGGTCTTCCATAGGACCGATTGCAAATGCAAGGTCAATGAACTTGTCTTCAAGTGCTACCATCTTTTCTGCTATGCTGTAGATAGACGATTTCAAATCATCGTTCCACAGTTCAATGTTTTCTTCAACGTATGTGCGGAAAAGTTTTATCATTGACTCCGCATGCATAGTCTCATCAACGATAGACCAAGTGACAATCTGTCCCATACTTTTCATCTTACCGTGTCGCGGGAAGTTCAGCAACATGATGAAGGAAGAGAACAACTGCATACCCTCAGTAAAAGCAGAGAACGCAGCAATGTTAGTCGCGATAGATTCCCTTGTTCCATTCTTGCTTGAGAGCTCTAAAAGATATTCGTGCTTCTCACGCATCGCTTCGTATTCAAGAAACTCGTTGTAAGTAGACTCAGGCATTCCAAGAGTCTCAATGAGGTGCGAGTATGCCGCAACGTGTAGTGCTTCCCTTGCAGCAAATCCGCAAAGCATCATACGCACTTCGGGTTGCTTGAAGTATGGTAGGTAGTTGTCAACATACGCACCCGCAACATCAATGTCTCCTTGAGTAAAGAAACGAAAGATGTTAGTCAGGTATGCCTTCTCTTCGTTGGTCAGTTTCCTCTGCCAATCTTTGACATCCTCTGCCATAGAAAGTTCAGTGTGTAACCAGTGAGACTGTTCGTGTTTGAGCCATGCGTCATAAGCCCACTGATGCGAGAAGGGTTTAAAGCAGTGTCGTTGATCTGTAAGTTTACTACTATTGGACATATCGTTTTCCTTACCAGAGAGTATTGACATCATTACCGTGAGTCTTTAAATGAGACTTCCAATACTTTCCTGAACCTTTGTAATCTTCTAAATGAAGTCTTTCTGTCTTGCAGAAATATCGTAGACCAGTGGTCGCGTGTTCTTTAAGTAATAGTCGTATCATACCTTTACTTAGGCTTAACTTAACCCTCGCAAGCGAGGCAGGAACCGTCATCTATTACAGCACCGAGGTCTATCTCTTTGATCACTTCGCGTTCGATACGCTTGGAGACTTTGTCTGCCTTGCCGAGTTTCTCTGAGCGACAGTAGTACATCGTCTTGACTCCACGCTTCCATGCGAGATAGTGTACCGTATGGATGTAGAGAATATTTGCATCTGGACGGAAGAATACATTGAGAGACTGCGCTTGGTCAACGTATGTTTGCCTGTCTGCTGCGTGTTCTATGATCCATCGCTGGTCAATCTCCATCGCAGTTTTGAAGACATCCTTTTCCTCCGGTTGCAACCAACGCAGATGTTGAACCGATCCGTCATTAGCAATGATGCTTGACCAAATCTCATCCGAGTCCAGTTTAGTTGCGCCAAGTTCAATCTTCTTATTGATCAACTCAACGAGGTACTTGTTCTTGTTAAGAAATGCACCTGAGAGAGTGTCCTGCCTGTACGCATTGGCACGATAGGGTTCAATGCTTGGTGAGGTGTTGCCCATGATGATGCTACTGGATGCGTTGGGTGCGATTGCCATTGTGTGACTAAATCGTCTGCCTGTCCCTTCCGCATCGGGTGCTTCGCCCCGCTCACTTCCCAGTTGTAAGTTCGCTTCATCTACCTTTGTTTTTATGTGAGAGAAAATTCGATTGTTCAACACCTTTGCCATTGCACATTCAAATGGCATAGACTTCTTCTGGAGGTATGCGTGAAACCCCAGTGCGCCAATGCCGATTGACCGCTCCCGTGTCGCAGAGAACCTTGCTCTTGCCACAGCATCAGGTGCGTTGTCAATGAAAAACTGTAAAACATTATCAAGCATCTCTGTCATGTCGCGGAGGAACATAGTGTTCTTACTCCACGCATCGTAATGCTCAAGGTTGACAGATGACAAACAGCATACGGCAGTTCGTTCCTTGTTAGTAGGAAGAATAATTTCCGAACAAAGATTAGACTGGTGAATCCTTAGTCCCAAGTCTTTCTGAAACTGAGGCATCGCACGATTGCTTGTGTCAATGAAGTGAAGATAGGGTTCGCCAGTTTCCATACGCAACTCAAGTATCTTCTGCCACAGTTCCTTTGCGGATACTGTCTCGCGTATCTCTCCATTGTGAGGGTCAGTTAAATTCCAACCATCGTCTGCATCGCTGTCTTGCATGCACCGCTCAATCAGTTCCATAAAACGATCAGGGATATTGATGCCGTGATGTAAGTTCAAGCAACGAACATTTTGGTCGCCTGTTGGTTTCCGCATCTCAAGAAACTGCATCATGTCTGGATGTGAAATATCTAAGTAAGCAGCGTAAGAACCCCTGCGAGTTTTACCCTGTCGGTATGCAAGACACGATGCGTCATATGTTTTTAGGTGTGGCATTACGCCAACTGACTTTTCGTCAGAAGCGCGAATACCGAAACCGATACCAACACCGCCACCAAGCATAGACAACCAGTTAGTCTCAGAAAGATTCTGGACTAGACCTTCTGCGGTATCGTCAATGTAGTTTAGGAAGCATGAGATTGGCATACCCTTCTGAACCCTGCCATAAGCGAGTATGGGGGTAGAGTAAGACAACCAGTGCTTAGAAGCATACTCGTAGAGTCTCTGTGCATGCTCTGGATTGGATGAGAATGTTTTGGACACATAGGCGAAACGCTGCTGGGGAGACTCTTCGTCATCCCGCATGTAACTTTCTTTGAGTCTCTGGATTCCTAGTTTGTCAAATAATGCATCTCGCGATAGGTCTATTTGAATACCCATATATTCTTGTCGTGCCATTTCTCAGTTCGCCTGTGTAGAATAATTAAAAAATATTATAGTGCAGAATTATCTATACCACCTTTCCCCATACTTACTGTTCCCAGCCTTCGCTTCTTTCTTTTTCCCATCACTTCTATATAGTTGCGAGTAAGTACCTGAGTTTTACGATTCTTCATATTCATCGCAGTAGGGGGCAGAGCAACATTACTAGTACTGTTGGCAGCAATTTCTTCTCTTATACTTTTGAAATCTTTCACTTGTGCAGTTCTCCAGATGTAATGTATATCTTTTGGTTAGTTGGCATATGAGTGACTTCAAATATATCTAGTCCACAAATATTTTCTACAGGATAACATTGATTTTCAACTCTGACTCTGTCACCCTTTTTACAAATTTCTTCACATGTTGAATTCAACATCTTGCCGTCTTCATTCATACGATAAACTCCAGGCGACATATTTCCTTCAGGTAGAATAAACCACTGACTACTTTCTGCTAGTATGTCTAGTCGGTCTATGCCACATGCTTCAATTATCCTATCAATACCCCTGTCTGTAAGTTCTAGTTTTTCTCTTATGAGTAATAGGGCAGCAACATAGGAACCAAACTTACTCTTACCGCCTGGTATTTTATTAACCAATCTTTTTATACTAAAGACTAAACGATGAAATGTATTGTAAACACTCTTATCATCTGAACTGGAAGGTTTCTTAATTTTCTTTCCATTTTCATCAATGATACCCGCTTTGAATGCACCAGTTTCTTCCCAAGGTGTGGTAAGTAGACGGAGGAATCTAAGTGTATAGAGTAGGTCTCCTGCGCGTGTTAGTATTCCCATTAGATATTCCTAAGTTTTTCTATGACAGTTTGATCCATAGAAATGTGTGTATACTGATCTTCTCTTATTGCTTGTTTTAAAATAAGGAAAGGTTTTATGACAGGGAAACTATCTAATCCCATTTTAAACTCAAGCATACTTAAACAGGGTTTATGTCCAAAAACGTTAAGCAGAATGGTGATATGGTTTAAAACCAATCTTTCAGACAATTCCCCACCCTTGTTGTATCTATTCACTAAACGCTTTATATATTTAAAACGATGTAAGTCATCATAAAACTCTTCCGCATTAATGCAACGAGGACTATGGTAATTTCTCGCAGCATATAATATAAAATTATCATCGTTTAAATTTTCAAATAGTTCCATCAGTATTCCTTTGTCTTATTATTACTTATAAGGAATAAATGGGGACTATAGACAAAGAAAGTGTGGTCATTACAACCACACTTTCTCGTTTAACACAGCATAAACCTATTTCTTAGGTTTCTTAGCATCACCATTATTAAGGTTGTCGCCTCGTCTGCTAGGAGACTGACTCTTAACACCAGTAGGAAGAGCTGCTTTGTTGTCTTCCAAGTCTTCAAGGTCAGGGTTAGATTTCTTATGCATAGCAACAAAACCCTTTTCGCCTTCAGATGCAGTGTCATCATAAGGTTCTGATCTGCTTGCGCCTTGAGTTTGCTTGTTCGCTTCCATTACTGCGAGTGCTTCGCGCATACTAGATACTCTCCAGTCTGCTTCAGATGCAAAGTCTTCCTTACGCATACCCTTCATCTTTTCAGATGTGGGTTCACCATTGTCAGACTCTTCACGCATTCCTCTAGCTTTAGGAAGCGCACGACTTATGCCCTTGAAGCGATTGTCTTGTTTTCTTGCAGCTTTATCGAACTTAGCAAGTCCTTGCTTTGATCTCTTTGTCGCTAATACGTCATCCATTTTTTTGTCTTGGTTTTTTATATCTTGTCGTGCCTTATTCACATACCTACCCGCAAGACCTTTACTAATTTCATCAACTTGCTCGCCATCTTCGTCTTTCTTATCGTCTTTCTTGATACCCTTGTTGGGTTTCTTATCGTCCTTGTATGCTTCTTCTTCATCCGCTACAGGGTCGTCACTCTCTTCCATCGCCTTCAGTTTCTCACCGATGACTTGCAACCACTCAGGCATTTCAGAAGACTCGTCCATATCGTCATCGTCTTCATCATCGCTTTCTTTGTTCTTAGCGAATGGATTGACACCCTTCTTAGGTTTCTTGGATTTATTTTTGTCGTCTTCAGAATCATCTTCTTCAGAATCATCTTCTTCGTCCTCTTCTTTGACAGGTTTCTCTCCACCGTCAATCTCGTTGTCGATTGCCTTACGCTTCTTATGCAAGAACTCATCAGACGAATCAACATCACCATCGTTATCGATGTCTTTGTCTTTTCGGTTTTTAAATTTCTTATCGTTTGCTGCATCATCGACAGGGTCGAGTGTCTTTTTCTCTTGGACTTCTTTCCAAGATTCCCATATTGATTTAATTGATTCTATGTCCACAATAATTACTCCGAGTTTTCTTCTGCATTTGTTTTATTTATATTATTATTCATCGCCACCTGACTTTCGTAGTAATCAATAATTGCTTGTTGCTGCTCTATGTAACGCCTTATCTCTGAAAGGTTTAGAGATAGGTTTTCATACCCTATTACTGATGTGGCAATAACAGCAACCGCACCATTCTTCTTTTCATAATTGAAAAGAAATTCTTCTACATTATCAGATGTAATAACATACCATCTAACACCATTTAGTTGGATGGGTCGCGGATGGGCTCGTAAAGGAATCTCTTGTTTTTTTACAATCGTCCTTGTTACTATTTCAGGAGTTGCCGCGCAACCAATCAAACTACCTGCTAGTAATAGACTCAATATAGTCAAATGTTTCTTTAGTCCCAGCATTTATTCTATTCTCTATAAGTCCAGGTTTCTTTAATGTTAAACGTGTCAGGTTATGCCTTTGGAGCATATCTGCCAATTCGTTTTTTCTTTCTTCTGACCTCTGAAGTTCCACTTCAAGTTCAGCAGATAAAACTTTAGTTTTGAGAAAGTCCTCTTGCATATCGTCAATTGCTTTTTTATTATCTTCAGCAGCAATCTGGAGAATAATGTTATTCTCCTCAAGTTGACTTATGATACTCTGGGTATTTTTATAGTACAAATACCCTCCAGTAGTTACCGCACCAAATCCAAGAACTAATACTAATATTAGTATTAAGGAAGACTGCATTATTTTCCTTTCTGCTGCATGGAACGTAAAGTCTTCAAAAGAGTGATGCGATACTTGCGCTTCTGCTCTGGTTTGTCAAGTTTGTCATAGACATTAAGCAGTTTATCTATCTGTGGTTTCTTCAGTCGCACACCCTCCGCACCTTTGACTGGAGATACCCTGATATCAAACTCACCGTTTCCAAAGTTCGCAGAGTCTTGCGCCCTACGCAATTGCATTACGATATGGTCGTCTTCACCTTTTGATGGGCGAACATATGTTGTAGTCTTTGGCAACAGGCGAGTCTTCTTATCTGTGCGCCCCGACTTGGTCATTCGCTTCGCCTTACGGTCTGCGATCATTTCCTTTTCGCGTTGGGTCAACTCATCAACCTGTTCAACAGACTCATATGCCTTTCGGTATTCTGCTCTTTGTTTCTTCGGAGTATATAGTCTAGACCGACCCTTCGACATATTATCTTTGGCAGTCTTGATAGCGAGTCGAGGTTTGTCGCCTAAGCGTATTAGAGTTTTTACATCCCTCTTAGTTTCGCGATCCATCTTCTCTTCAATACTTTCAAGCACCCATTCCAAAGGACGGTATGCCTTGCTTGTGCCAGTATTCTTTTTAGCAACCCATTTGTTATCAGGATACTTTGAACCGATGTGCGAGGAAGTCTTTGCCTTTTGGCCAACCTTTGTTGGTTTTGCTTTAGGTGGAGTTGCCTTGATGTCGTTCTCGTCAAACTGCTCAACATCTTCCCTTACAAACTTAACAGGAACCTGAGTCATGCCTTGCTTACCCATATGCTGTGTTACATAGTGTTCACCGTCAGGCCACTTACCCTTAAAGTCTTTATGAACTTTGGCATATTTCTTCTTAGTCATTTCGATTTCGCCATTCTTATTCAGTTTAGCGACAATCTCATCAATCTGTTCAACCTGTTCGAGTTGCGTTGGGTTGACTTTAGCAACCACCCAATCGGGGACATCGAATGCATAATTTTTTACATACTTAATAGCACCCTTGCTATCGCCCTTTTTCATCATAGCAGCAACTTTCAGTATGTTAGCCTTTTCCTCTGGATCGATGCGTTTTTGTTTGTGGGCATAATCTTCAATTTCTTTGCCAATCTTTTTTGTCGATCCTTCATCAATCTGTTCAACGTTCTCTTTGACGATGTGTCCAGGTTTGTAGGCAGAGGTCAACAGACGAATGAACTTTAGTTTCTGTGATTTGGTTTCAAATACAGGTTCTTCAATCTCACCAGCAGAACTTTCTTGTGTGAGGTAGTATGCTAACCCACGCTTCATGTTAACTTTGATGAGGGGCATGATGCCACCAGCAGTGGTTCCACGACTTGTGTAACGGAAGATTTCTTCTCCCGCACCCAACCTGACACCCTTGGTGTATTTCTTATCGAAGGCATTCAGTTTAAAGATTACCATAGCAGTACGCGCACTTGTTCCAATAACGCCTACTTCTTTGTAACCTTCTTTGCGACCATATGATAACGCTTGGTCTTCACCAAAATCTGGTTTGTCAGTGTATTGAATCTCTATCGCCTTTTCCATCAAGGCATTGATGTTGTAAGTTTCAACGCGCATACCTTCTTTCAAAGACTTAGCATTTACTGCCATATCACCCTGTGCCATGCTGACACTCTTACCGTCCCGCTTGTAGAGGTATGACGCTTGTGCAACAGGATTTTTTACACTCTTCAGGGTAATCTTTTCGACCTTACCACCCTTCAGTTTGCTTTTGCGAGTTACGATAAATTCTTTACTACCGCTTCCACCCATAACAGAACTGAAATCAATAGTTACTTTCTGTTTGCTCTTCAGTCTATCAAACTGTTCTACGCTAATACCGCTTTCGGTAAGATGGTCAACAGATTCCTTCACGCCCTTATATTTCTTCTTTATCTGCGCCACTTGTTTCTTTGCAGCGGTTTTACCAGAGATCCTCTCAATTTTTCCTATTGAACTTTGGTAGAATTTAGTATCATATGCACTGAGCGTTTTTGGGTTTCCCTTTGATTTCTTGAGGTAGCGGTTTATGTCTCTAACTGCATCATCAAGTATTTCTGGGTCTTTTTCTGCAAACGCTTGCGCCTTTCTATCTTTGTTTTGTTTATTGATACGGAGAATTGTGTCTCTTTTTGGCCAATACATCTTGCTACTCTCGTCAACCTGCTCGACATCTTCTTTAATGTCACGAACTACCTTTGCGTGATCTGCTACCAACTTTTGAAGTCGAATTACTTCTTTAGAATATACTTCTCTGCTCTCATCATCAGCATCTTTTATGGCAAGTTTAAGTCCTGCCTTTGCTTGCATCATTGAATCAACTGCTGCCTTGTGTGCAGTTCTCTTTGCTGCGTTAACGTGCTTTCTCATACGCTCACGACTTTTACCAACAGCACTTGGATATGCTTCTTCAACCTGCTCGATAGATTCGGGAAGTTTCCTTGTCACCTTCTGGTGCTTACTCATAGCATCTTCTACGTCTTTCTTAAATTGGGACATAGAAACTTTGGACAGTTTTCCAGATTTAGTTTTCTTGCGTCCAGATAAACCTTGACGATCTCGCATTATGTCATGACCACTAACTTTATTGGCGCGCCCGAAATGAACTTTATCAGTCGCCTTTTTGCTGGAAACTTCAGCAGCAACTTTAGGACCAGCTATCTTCTTAATCACAGACATTGCTTTTTTATAATCATCATCAGTGTATTCATAGTTGCCAGGAGAAAAATACATCTGCACAAGTTCTATCATACGCGCTAACAGTTCCTTGTTGTATGGCACAACTTTCTCATCAACCTGCTCGACAGATTCGTTCCGCTGATCTTTCATTGCCGATTGAACCTTTGCTTTAACGCTCTTCCAAGCAGCAATGTAGTCCCTCGACTCTTCATTTGGCATTAACTCTTTTACTCTGGCATCAAATGCTTTACGCGCTCCAGGTTTCATTGAAGTGCCACCACTCTTCCAACCATCACGATACAACTTTCCAAGTTCGTCATCTGACTGAGTGAGTTTGTGAACCTTGGCGACTACCCTTTTCTGCTTACCAGTAAGGGCTCTCCAAGCATCTTTCACTATTTCTTTTCCTGCCTGTTGATACGTCTTACTGCCATCAATAAGTCCAGGCATAAGCATGTTTATGGGTGGAACTGCTTCCAACAAGTCAATGTATGCTTCGTTGAACTCGACAGATTCAGCAAAGGTATCTGAGAACTTCAGTTTAACACCATGCTTACGTTTAAGCATATCAGAAGCAGTTTGTGATATGAATTTAATCTTTGCCAGCGCAATGCCTTCAAGTTCTTTCGCGGTTCGCGCTTCCAGAAACTTAGTTACCTTCTTCCAAGCAGCACCAGTGGGGTTAACAGTTTTCAAGGTTGCATACTGTTTCCTGAGTGTCTCTATTTGAGCATCGGATAAACCTTCGTCAATACTTTCCATTGTTCTCTTTCCTTTGGGTGCTGGGTGCATTTTATTTACAGCAGTTTTTGCTTGCGCTGCGCTTTTGTATGGACCCATCTCATGAGTCTTCTTACCGTCTGTAACTTTGACAAAGATAGGTGAGGACATTGATGTGCCTCGTCTAACTGTCTTAATATTTATATCACCACGAACATATGATGATATGAGTTTGTCTGTGCTTTCGCCAATAGATTCTTTCTTGCAATCAGGAACCAACTTACCACCTTTCTTCTTAGTGCCAGTTGCCTTGTATCCGTCCCAACAGGAATCGCTTCCAACATTGTCACGCGCCTTTTCCAAGTCACCTTCTTCTTTGTAGATGTCTTTCTTGTATTTAGAAACGCCCTTCTTAGAATCTTTCTTACGGTCACGTTCAACAGTCGCTTTGTTAAACGTCCGTAGATGCTTTGCTACGGGATTGCTCTTACCTTTCATTGATCTATTCCCCTTTAGTCAACTTTATTTATACTATTATTAAAGTGCGACTTAAATGAGACAAGGGTTGTTCCTTCCACAGTATATAGGTCTCTATATGCCATCCTGTCTTTCGATCTTAGGTCTTTCAACTCTTTGCCGAAAACCTTCAACATCTTTTGGTTCATTTGTTTTTCTTTTGTGTAAGCAGATGTCCAAGCAGACTTTGCTGCTTTCCATTTAGGATTACTTCTTATGTTATCGGGTGTCATACCCATAGAGTCTTTGTTCTTACTTGGATCATATCCTAATGACTTCTCTACTGCTTCCCACTTTGCTTTCAGTTTGTCAACAGTTTTCTTATGAGCAGCAACTTGCTTTGCAGAGAGATAGAATACTTTGCCGTATTCTTTTTCTAAGTCAACTCCCTCATCAACTCCCATCACTTGACCAGGAGTTACTGACTTTGCCCAAGCAGTGGATGCGTCAGTTCCCCATTCCATTGTCTGTGGATTGTAAGTTTTCTTTTTACGATCTTTCTTCATTTTATTCTCACCAAGGTGTACCTTGTGACAACGACCTTCTTATAGTTATTTCTCCAATTAAGAAGTCTTCCGTAGATTGCTTATCAAGAAGGGGGATACCATCAACGCGACTCGGTGCAAACAACCAACCCAACACTTCAGATTCTCTAACATCATCGTAAGGTATAAAACTACCCTGAGTTGGATTGAGGTTAACCCCACCATAAATTGATTTAGTCATATCACCATCAACACAGGTGCATCGCCACTCTACATGTACTATAGAATCATTTTCTTCATTTTCGCTAGTTGTATTCGTGATATTCCAAGTAAATTCACTCACAGTTTATTTTCCTTTATACATTTTATATTATTAGTTAACCCATTCTATGGGAGTTTGGTTTGGGACTGTCCTAAACAGTTACTACCCACCTTTATTGTGGATTAATATCATCGGCCAGATAAGTCATCCGATGCGTAGTTGTGCCACTACCAACATTTCCAGTGAGGGTAATATTTAACCCACCAACATTTCCACTTTGAGAGACATTAGGTAAAAAATCTTGACCACTTACATTATCACCGATCACGCCATAAGGAGATGAAAGCAACGCGACAGGATAACCGTCACTGCCAAGTACTGTGGGTGTGATCGTCATTGCAAAGGATTGACAAAGCGGTATTCCCGCAGTACCTGCACCGCCAATAAAGGTCTCAATTAAAAGTGTGCCAGAGTATCTGACAGAAGAGTTTGCGACATAGGGTACAAAATGAGTAAATGTGACGTCAGTAGTGTTGTTAATAGTATCGCCAGTCACAACATTTTCGAAGTCAAATTGCCGAACAGGATTCCCATTAATAAGCAGTCCATTAGCATCAACCCTGATACGCTCCTGGCTACCAGAACCAATCCAT